GTATAATCCAATCTAAGTCTAAGGTTGCTGCTAAAGCACTTGTTCCTTGATTTAGTGTAAAGGTGTTTCCACTACCTGTAACAGCTACATTTTGATTAGAGCTATCAGCTCCGTAAGTGTTGGTTGGGTCTACTTGTATGCTGAACACATTTGTTGAGCCTGTAAAATTATATAAACCTGTAAAATTGTCAGCCCAAATGTCTCCGAGTAGCTTGTTGGTAGCACCAAGCATATTGATATCTAGCGTCATATTCGTACCGTCTAAATCAAAGGCAGTTAAACTACCTGCTGTAGAGCCAAGTCCACCTATAATATTAGATATACCTAACTGTTCTAGGTCAATATTGGCAGTAGCTCCTGATTGATCAAGATAGATTTCATTGTCAGCCGATTGTAGTGATACAGTCATCATCAACACAATCAGGCTCTTTAATTTTAATTTGTTCATTCCAAAAACTCCTATCGTAACCGATATTTATTAACTCTAAAACTGCACCTTCTATAGCTTTCATTAAGGCTATAGTAGTTGACTCGTTGCTTGAATTACCTAATTCAAGTTCCACAAGCTCTGTACCCATTTCTATGAATCTAAAAACATCTTCTGACTTTCCATAACTGAATATGGTTTTTTGGCTTAATACTTCTATTAAAATCTCGCCTGTAGCAACAGAAACCATTCTTAACGAAACAGTAACATTGTCTTCTCTGTACTGAATACTAGTTCCTATTCCTAAATACCTCGCACCAATTCCTCCACTTGTCAAGTTACTATCATAGCTTATTACAGCTCCCTCTAGCAAGACACCTGCAAATAGTAGGGGTGGAACAGGGTTTGACTCTCCTTCTTTTGCGAATGTTTCTCTTGCTGACCTTATTAGCTGTCTTTCTTTCGTTAGATTATCAAGCCCTACTCTTTCTACTACCCTAAAGAACTTACCATTACTGGAGTGCTTTAAGGCTCTTATAAGCAAGGTGTAAGGAGCTTGGGTAACTGCTGTAGAGAATAATGCAAACTCACTATTAGACTTTCTTTGACCTGTTTGATCTGTAAAAGATGACGGATAAACAGCAACTATTGGTTGTACTTCAGGCTGTTTTACGTTTTTTAGCTCTTGAGAATGTAATTCCTCAATAGTATATATATCAGCGTTGTTATTGTATCTCTGATCAATAGTATCTTCTAACTGGTAAAAGATACTGCAACTAGAAAGTGAAACTACCGATAGGAATTGTAATAATCGTGATAGTGCCATCAGCTTCCGTTATTTTAAGGGTTAAATATGTTCCGTCACTTGTATAGTCTATTGTATTTCCTTCTAGTGTTATTGTTCCTGACTCTGAAGGTGTTTCACCAAATAGGTTAGCTATTAACTGTCTACTTAGCTCGGCATACACCCTGCTCTCAAAGTTCCTTATAAATCTCTGTACAGTGGAATTCTCTTTGTCTCTTTTAGCTTCATCAATAGCAGCCTTAATTTCGCTTTTGATTTCTTTGCGTCTATTGAACTCTTGGTTCTCTATTGTTAGATAATGACTACTAGCATTAATACCGTTGAATGAAGGTGATTTAAACTTAAATGTAATTTGGTCTGCCATCACTTGTTGAACAGCAACAGCTAAAAACAAGAGGACACCTACAAAAGCAACCCACTTAATAACCATGTCTTTGTTCGCATCTCTTCTTCTACGTTTAAGGTCAGCCTTACTTGGTCTACCTCTTTTTTTAATCTTTTCTTTGGTCATCTCTATCTGCCTTCGCCAGTTTGTCTATATTTATCAGTTGAGGAACGCCCAATATCGTCTTAATCATAGTGTCTTGTCTAATGATCTCGTTGTCTAAAGAACGCACTCTATCTATTAAGGCTACTAAAATACCATGCTGACTGTCAAGTTTGCTACCTAGTCTGCCTTCCATAGAATTGATAATTGTTCCTAGCTTTTCGTCTAAGACATCTACTTTTACTTCCATGCCATCAATAATCCTATTGATTAACTTCCATACAAAAGCACCTAATCCAAGAGCTGCAGCAATTGGAAAACCAAGTTCAGTTATAAGTTGAACTGCTGAATCCATTAGCTAGGCACAGTAGGGAAAGTAACAGCATCTATAGTTCCTGCACTAGAGTTATTAGAGGGTACATCTCTTAATGCTTGTCGGTAAGTTACCCATTCTGCTTTCTTAGAATCTGTAAGAGGTGAGTCGGCTGTTTGTGTCCAATCTGATTTAGATAACAAATCATCTCTTTTAATTCTAATCGCATTCCAAAAATCTATATCTTGCTCTACTGCTGAACCACTAATAATTTTGTATTTTTCTACTTCGTAAATACCTTCTATAATTGATTGACCTGATTCTAAGGGTATTTCAGATAGTGTCACATTAGTTGAACCAGTCTCTAGGATTACGCCACTTGAAGTAATGTAAGTTGTAAATTCTATTATTGTATTCATGTTATTGCGTGTTATCTATAAATACATATAGGGATTGATATGTGCTTCTTAATTGACCTGTCCATCTAACTCTCCAAAAAACTTTATTAGCATTTACACCTGAAGTTGCTAATCCTGAAATAGCACCATTATAAGCAAAAACATAGGTTCTAAATGTTCCTGCACCGAAGGCTACTGATTGTATTCCACCTTGTGCCTGTGCAAATGATGAGCCACCATTTACGCTATATTCAAGAAATCCACCTGAACAATCACCATATACACCAGTCCATATTGCTTGATAGGATGCACCATTTCTAACATTATTTACTACGCAAAGAGTTAAATATGTACCTGTAGATGTTGTTTGAGTTGTGAAGTTTGATGAAGCTCTTTGTGTAGCACTTGCAAAACTTGATAATGGTACTGCTGAACCTGTATGTGAAATGATATCTGCACTTACATTTGCAAAATGTTTTACATCTAATGTATCTACATTTATTTGTGTTCCAGTAATTGTTCCTGAAGCTATTTCTGTGGCTGTTATTGTTCCTGACGCTATTGCATCTGCTGTAACTGCGTTTGCAACAATTTGATCTGCACCTATAGAGTCTGCTGCCATCTGTGTAGCTGTAATCGTGCCACCAACAATATTATTAGCAGCGATAGAATTAGCTGCCATTTTCTCTGCAATAATCTGTCCTGCTGCAATCTTCGCTGAAGTAATTGCATCAGCTTGTATATTATTTGCAACAATTGCATTAGCTGCAATCTTTCCTGCAACTATAGCCCCTGCTGATATTTTAGCTGCAATTACGGCATTAGCAGAAATCTTATCTGCAGTTATAGCGTTAGCATTTATTTTATTTGCTGTAATAGCATTTGAAGCAATACTTTCAGCTATGACTGCACCAGCATTTATCTTTGCTGAAGTTATAGCATCAGCAACAATCTTCTCTGAAGTAATTGCGTTAGCTGTAATATTATTGGCTACGATTGCGTTTGCAGCAACTTTGTCAGCAGTTATTGCATCAGCAGCAATTTTAACTGCAACTATTGAGTTACTAGCAATAGAATCTGCTACGACAGCTCCTGCGTTAATCTTAGCTGTAGTTATTGCACCTGCGTTTATCTTTGCTGCTGTAATTGCGTTTGTTGCTATAGTACTAGCTATGACTGCACCTGCTGTAATTTTGGCAGTTGTAATTGCGTTAGAGTTTATTTTATCTGTAGTGATAGCGTTGTTACCTATCTTTGTTTCAGTAATTGCACCATTTGCAATAATTGCTGAAGTAACTGCGTTGTCTGCTATTTTTGCAGTTTCAATAGCATCTGCTGCTATTTGTGCAGTATCAACAGCGTTATTTGCTAACTTAGCGTTAGTCACTGCGTCTGAACCAAGCTCTGTAGATGTTATTGCACCTGTAGCTATTTTTGCTGTACTTATAGCATCAGCTACTATTTGTGCTGTATTAACTGCATTATCAGCAATCTTTGCGTTGGTTACAGCATCTGTACCTAACTTTGCTTCTACGATAGCCCCTGCTGCTATAACGTCACCCTGTATTGCGTTTACTGCTATCTTGGAATTTTCTACTGCTCTAGCTGCTATTTTT